GCAGGCTTTCTATACTTTGTCAAATTATTGCCAAGCATTGCCAAACTACGCTTTTTGCGTTCTTCGTTTGACATGTTTTTGTGCCTGTCAATTTGCGCAATAGACATGCGCAGGCGGGTTTGTTCACTACGTTTTTTGCCCCTTACTGCCTTCGCAATTTTTGCCCTTACTTCTGGTGAGGGAGAGCCTAGACCACCACCGCCACCACAAGAGTTGTACGTGGGCTGCAATTTTGTGATCCACGCAATCTCAGCGGCGTTCAAGGCGTCTTTGTCAGGGCACTCTTCTACAACCTCTACGGTAAATGCTTCCCGTCCATGCTTGCGGATGGCGGCAGCAAGAATCCACCCCGCACCAGAACGCGCATCGGAGCAATGCTTAGACCAACGCTTATAAAGCGCCGTCTTTGTCTGCCCAATGTAGATGTGCCCGTTCACAGTGTTGGTTACTTTGTAAATGACACCATACATACCAGACCCTTTTGAACTTCGGTCCGGGTATGATAACAATAGCGCAACATGCCTGCAATCACTTTTTGAAGCCTTTAAGCGTTTTTGCCAAACGCGCGCGCTGCCCCATCTTGCCGGGTTTCTTTGCCGCCTCAGCAAGTTTCTTGGCTGGAATCGTCTTGCCTTCCTTCACGCCAAGGGCTTCCCGTAGAGCGTTTGGCTTCTTGATCGCCTTTTGAATCCACTTTTCAGCCATGATTACCCTTTCGCTGTCAACGCAGAACGCTTGAAGGCTTTGGCAGTAGGAGCGCCGCGAGAGCCTGGCTTACGCATGGCTTCATCCGATCCAGCGGCAATACGCTTACGCTTGGCATGGATGTTGTCATACAAACCAACTTTCCCGCCTTTGGCAAGCTCAGGCATGTCTTGCATTTCTTCCCTGTATCGCTGCACATCTTTAGGATTGACAAAGTTAGGACGCTCAATGACCTTGGGCTTGGATGAGGGCGTGCCGGTGTACGCCTTAGAAGCAGAGTGGCCTGTGCCACGAAGCCCACTCATTGCGGACTCATCGCGTGCAGCCTTGCTCTTGGCATTGGCCCGTCTCATGGCCGCAAGGTCGGAGTCAACTTCACCGCCTTCGGCGTACTCAGTGAACGAAGTGTTATCCCGGCGCTGCTTGACAACGCCCTTACGGATTGCACCCATCCCCCTTGACGCCCTCATCGCATCGTCCCCTTGGTCTTGCCTCGCTGCTCACAGCCGCTGCCGCGAACGGAGCCGCCTTTGGCAAACTTGGCGGGGTTGCCCATACTACGAGACTTGTCCGTAGCGCGTATTCCACTCAGCGCACCTTTGGTTTCTCTGGCAAGTTCAGAGGCCTGCTCGCGCATCAAAGCGGCAGAGTCTTCAGACATCTTTGGTTCGCCCGTATTGGGATCAATCTCCCATTCCCAACCCTTGACGTCGCGCCTGGTTTCTTTGTTTCCCCGAGAGCCTGTGTAACGCATCTCACATCACCTTTCCGCGAGTTTTGCCGCGTTGGGCACAGCCATCAATCTTGCCGCCTTTGGCATAAGCGGGCATGCTAGTTTTAGCACCCATCTGCTTGTCTTTTGCATCAACAGGCTTTTGCTTCTTCATGATTTCTTTCCTTTACGTTTGACGGCTTTGACCTTGCCGCCCTTCTTCATGCCAGGAGCATCGGGAACTTGCAATGGAGCCGATGAACTACCGCGCTGCGGGGCAACCTTGGGCGGAGTCACTGACGCTGGCTGCGATACAGGCATCTTTGAGGCAGGCCCCCCGCTAAAATCTGGCGAAGATATAGCACTCGGGGGCATTCGCGGTACCGTAGCCATTCAGAACCTTATTTGCAGCTTCCGCCGCGTTTCATCATCTTGCCCTTGGTCTTGCCCTTGGACTCGATGCCGCCGCCTCGGGCGTACATAGTGGGCTTTTCCTTGCCGGTCTTGCCGTGGATGCCCTCTGCCTTTTCACCCTTGCGGTACATCGCCGGGCTAAGGGCCTTGACCTTCATTTCCTTGGCTTCTTCGGCCTTGGACTCTTTGCCCATGAAGGGCGGCAGTTTCTTCGTAGCCATATCACCACCTTTTGCAAATTTGCGGCCCTTATCAGCCGCTGTGAAGTCCTTACCAACCGATTGGGGAACGCCGACTTTCTTTGCGAACTCCGGTGAATGAGCAATAGCCTGCATGAAGCGGGCCTGTTTTGCTGAGCTACTCGGCATATGGTTTCTTACCTCGCCATTCCCGCACCGTGGGGGATTCCCAGATACGGAAACCAGTCCAGATAATGGTGAAAAGGGCTGCGACAGCAGGAAGGATTTGAACGAGAGTAGCGATCACAGTAAATGCCGATGCAGCGTCAACAACTTGTTTCACATGCTCTGCGGTTTCGTGTTTCATTTCAGCACTTCCATGCCCTAAGCGATTTATTGATGCGAGAGTTGGGGTCTTTAGCCGTTTTCTCGGAGGTCAACTTAGCTTTCATCCCATTCATCCGTGAGCAGAAGCTATCTCTGCGAGGTCCGCCTTCAGGTTGCGGTGCCTTCAATCCAGGCTTACCAGGGTTGGCTTTGTTGTAGGAAGCCCTGCCTTTGGCATTCAAACCGCCAGCAGGGTCTTTCCCTTCTTTTCGGGTCCAGGCTGGCGACTTAGCCATATCAAGCCTGCGCTTCTTTCCAGTTCAGACGTACACCGTTCAGAGTCACCGCAGCGCCTGAGTTGTTGGTCACGACAATGTACAGAACGTCAGGACCGTCAGGATACAAACCTGCCTGTGAAGTCGGAACAGTGTTGGTCGTGCCGCCGCCAAGGATAGAGTTGCCAAGGTCTCGCACACCACCCAAGTCAATGGAGTTGACGCCGCTGGAGTACAGCGCGGTAACCGACTCGCCACCAGTGATCGTGGCAGTGTTGCTGGTGTTGACAGCAATCTGAGCAAGCGACGAACTGACCTGAGAGCCTGCTGCCACCGAGCCGAAAGCACCTGTGAAGCCGGTGCAGAACCCGTTCAAAATCAGGTTGACCAACAGAACACCAGACGACACAGCGGCCATGTCAACAAGCTGCAACTGCATCCGGTTGATGATTTCCTTAGCCCCAAGAAGGCCAGAGGTTCCGTTGTCAATCGCCGGTGCGATGCGGATCGCCATGATAGGCACCGTGGTGTTGTTATTGATGCTGACGGAGGTAGTCGTGCCATAGTTGAACACCAGCGACTTGTCGTCGTTGAACTGCCCATCCATGATGACTGAGGAGCCCCAGTGCGACAACGATGCAGCGGTGTCAGGGGCGAAATACTCCACGGTGACGGGGGCTGTCGCAGAATACGTGAAGGTCTGAGCCGTAGCCTGACCACCCGTTTGCGCCCGCGCTGCGATGATGAACGCATTGCCCGTCTTGGAAGAGTAGGTGATGTGCTCAACCACCCCAGTCTGCCCAGCGGCTTGCAAGCGAAGCGTGCCTGAAGGAGCGTATCCTTCAGTGCTGTTCACAAAAATAGACCCGCCTGCCCCCGTTGCCGCAGCCAGAGTCGCCGCCAAGAACACATTGGGTGAACTGTTGTTCGACTCATAGTGCGCAGCCATGTTGCCAGAGCGCATGTACGCTTCATAGCGGACATTGTTGTTCGTGAACTGATGCACGTAGGCGATTTGCCCCTTGGTCGTGCGGAATCCGAACCTTGAAAAGCCTGCACCGTACCAAGAATAGTCGATGTAGAGCATCTGCATCTTGGTGACATCAAGTTCATAGCCGCTTGGGCCAGTGCCATCAAGTGGGTCGTACCACAGGTTCCTCGGAACTCGCGTATCTACCGTCTTTGACACAAGAGCGCCAGCGATAGAAATACCCCGGTACTCACTGGTCAAGAACAAACTGGTATCACTCGCAACAGTTACGATGCGATACGTCTGACCCCGAATCACGATTGAGTCACCCGGCAGAACTTGCGTACTGAACTGGGTTCCTGTTCCGGTGACTGCCGAAGAGCCCTGAGTAACAGAGACCGTGCCAGAAAGCTGCGTGACACTGTTGCGCCACACTGCAAACAAAGTCTGACCGTCGTACTCAAAGAACAAGCCGTTCTGCTGGTCAAAGAAACCAACACGATTGCTTGAACCGTACCAGTTCGTGACGCTTACCCGAATTGGGAACCCGGTGGCCGTAGCTGCGCTAGGAACTGCCCCCATCACGTAGGTCAGCGTCGTCGGCGTTGGAACCGAAGCAACAGTGAAGGTGCCGTTATAGGTTCCTTGATCGACGTTGGTAACAACAATCGTGCAGCCGACCGCCACGTTGTGAGCAAAACGAGTCGTCACCGTAGCGATATTGGACGATGACGTAAGACTCGTCACGAACAGGGGAGGGCAGAAAGACGTACCCGTCGAGAACTGAATTGCCTTGCCGGACTGGTATCGGAAGTATCGGCGAGTCTGCCGAATGAGTTGCGCATTGGGAACGGTGGAGCCCGCCGAAAATGCCACACCACCGTCAAAACTACGAGACTCCACATACCCCGAAGGGCGAGCATAAATCGTCGTGTTGTTCGCACCGTTGACAATAGTACCGGTCGGGGCCAAGGCCACAGTGAACGTGAAGGTGTTTGCCGTGGGGGTTGTCGCAACAACCCATGCACCGTTCGGCGGGTTCGTCGTTGCAGTAGTCCCGATTACATACACCAAAGAACCAACAGACATCCCGTGCGGATTGGTCGTTGTGGCCGTGCAGGTAGTACCGACGTTGGTGATCGCGTTTGCGCCAACCGCAAAACCAGCACCCGAGTAGAAGAACCCAGAGTACACATAGGTCAGAGCAGCGCTGAACTGATTACCAACAGCGACGTTGTTCGTCGTGGTAACCGTCATGGAATTTGTTCCACCGGCTACAGTCAGCCACCAGCCGTTTGCGTTGGAATCAATGGCGTTCTGGATATAGATCAGCGAATTCGCTGCAACCACAAACGTACCAGCGATCGTAACATCGCGTGTTCCAGCACCCGTGATCGCAGTAATCGTCAGCGGAACCTGCGGGGTGTAGTAGCAGGACGGTCGGTTGTTCTGGAGGGAAATGCTTTCCCACTTGGTGGGCTGCTGGCCGTACTCAAAGTCCGTGTCAATCAGGGACTGAGGCGTGGAAACGCGCAACTTGCCAACAGGGTCGCTTGCCTGGGGGGCAGGCAAAATAAAGGGGGCAGCAACACCGGACGCTTGAGAGCCCTGAATGGGCACCGACTTGTTGCTGTTTGAATCAACTACCGTCCATCCAGACATATCTACTCCTACTCAGTTTGTAGACCCCGACCCATCCATGAGCCGGGGCCAAGTGTAGATACTTAGTTCTGGAACGTGGTCGGGTTCGCCGCGCCATCCGGGGCGCGTTGCGCGTAGTTCACCGTGACGATGAATCGTCCAGCCGTCAGAGTGGCAGTACCCACAGCGTTGCGAATCCAGATCGTGGTATCAGCCGTCGTGGAGGTTTGCCAAGCAAGCTGCGTAGCCGCCGTGGTCGTGCCAGTGAACCGGCCACCAGCCGAAGTATCCACCGCAGCCGACAACTGAGCGCCGCCCGAGGTGCTGCCCACGGAAACAGTGGTCGTGCCCGTTGCAGCGGCCACAACCTGATCAATCACGATGTTGATGATCTGTGATCCCTGCGGGATGATGAACGCAGCGGTGTCGGTGTTGCCGACGACAGCGCCGGTCAGGTTGCCCGAGTCAAACGACTGCGTGAGGACAACGAGGCCAGTATTGCGGGCCGCGCCGTAACGCTGCGTGCCAACACGAACCGGGCCAGAAAAAGTAGCGAATCCCATGATTTATCCTCAAGCTGCACCCACCGTCTCTGAGGAGAAGTCTGCCTAGTCAGTCGATGGGCTGTGATTGAAAATCTAGGTGATACGGTTATACCACGGGTAGATTCTCCGGGTCAAGAATAAATGAAAACGAGGCCGCAGAACTTTCCCTTGGTGATGGGGGTTCCAGAAATCAGCGCCCGCCTCAAGGTCGGCATGGTCATCTGGTAGTGCTCAAGCGTAGCAGTCAGACTGTCAAAAATTTGACCCGACGTTTTCTCCATCACCTTCTTGCGCATCTTTTCTTTTGACTCTTCGGTGTGAGTTTTGCCGAGCCAGTGCATGTGGCTACGCCCAGCTTCGATGTTTGCGCGAATTTTGGCGCGGCCATCTTCTGACACTTTGCGGCCTGGGCCTTTGGGTTTGCCGCGCTGGGTGTCGCCGATCTTTTGGCGCGTCTCCTCGCTGCGTTCCTTCCCTTCCCAATGCGGCGAAGGATTGGCTTTCTTGCTGGCGCTAATTTTTGCCTTTGTTTCTTCTGTGTGTGTCTTTCCTACGCGAGGGTGATTGTGGTAATCCTGAGCGTAGAAGTCTTTGAGCGACTGAGAAATTTGCTGCTTTTGGGAACCAGCCATCTCTTTGCCAAAGTTAAAGTGTTTGTCTCCATAAATACCTCTCCACGGGGCTACAGCCGCCGCTCCTGAGTTGTAGCAGTGAGCCTTACCAAAGTGCTCTTTTAGGTATTTGTCTTCTGCTTCGGAAAGCGACTTTCCATCTGGCACTTCTTCAATAACACAGAAATCAAACTTTTCTTCCCCGTACTTGTTCCATGATGCTTGGAGATGTTTGCAGTGGTGTCGGTTTCCTCGCAGTTGTTTCCTGTGCTCTCTGAAGCGGACTTTTTTGTTCGTCGTGCTTCCAACGTAAAACTTGTCGTTGACCAAATTTACGATCTTGTAGATTACCTGTGTCAAAGCTATCTCCTTCTGATACAAAGCGGAAACCGTAATGTACCAGCGGTACTAGCCAAAGTCAACAGGCAATGAAAAAGGCCCGCACTAAGCGGGCCTTGTGATGCTAAGTCCTTGATTTACAAGGCTTTTTCATCAGTTAGAGCCAGGAGAGCCCCACATACCCAACGGGTCCGACACTCCGAACGAATACCTCTCACGCGCCTTGTACCGGTTGTTACCAGTGTCAAAGTCGGTGTCCATCGAGGTCGCCATCGGCACACGAACGAAGTGCTTCAGACCGTTGGTCACGTCCGTCTTCAGGAAGAAGGCGTTGGGGTCCGTCAACCAGTGGTTGACCGAGTAGCCGCCAGGGATGCTGCCGTTGTTCTTCAGCGCGTTCACATCGTTGTCGGTGGTGCCGACACGGAGCGACGTTTCCAGCAGTCGGGTGGCGACGAACTGGAGGCTGGGGGGAACAATCAGCTTCACCGGCTTGGCGGCGATCAGCAGGCCCTTTTCGTCCGTCCAGGCAGCGATCTGGATCACAGCCGCTTCCAGGGACGTTTCGTTCAGGTCAACACCGACCGAAGGACGGTTGGCGTTGGTGCCACCGGAGACCAGCGGGTGAGCCGAACTGAACAGAGGCTGGCCGTCACCGTAGGGCACGGCTGCGCTGAAACCGTTGTTCAGGATCGCAGCGGCCTTGACCTGCTTGGTGTAGGCCATGCCACGGGCAAGAGCCTTGGTGTACCGCGCCGAGAGGCTGTCGTACAGATTGTCTTCCATCGCCTCTTCGGTGATGGAGAAACCCATAGCGATGGTCTCGTGGTTGTAACGAGCGGTCCAGGCTTCCTGCGCATTGTCATACGCGATGGC